ATCGCGGGTCGCATCGCGGGTCGCAGCTGTTTTTTTGTTTTTTCTAAGCCACCAGATCGCCGCTGCGAATCCTCCGGCGAACCTGAGAACGAACGGAGAAGAAACAAAGACGATATGCTTTGGTTGCGGTAAACCGGCTGCTTCGTAAAGCCCCTTTACTGCCTCTCGGCATTTCGTCCGGTCGGACTCAGTCATCGGCCTAGTTGACATCGCATTAGCGGTCCAACGATCAGCCCAGGGCTTCAACTGAACACGATGCTCCTCGGTAAGAGTGTACTTTTTCATCGTGAACTAGTCCGCTACGTTTCTGATCGCTTCTGGAGAATACTCGCGCTGGCGCGTAATCTCATAGACCCCTGGCTCAAGCTGGATCGTGGCGTGCTCGTCATGCGTGAGCGCTGCTATCGCTTCGGTGATCTCCAGATAGGTGACCGATGCACCTGGAACCGTTGGCGTGAATAGCTCGCAATGCTTATCGGCAAGAGCATGGCTGTGTCCCGTAACTTCTCCGTAAGCAAGGATTACGCGGCCACTGTCGCGAGGAACCTTGTTGAGTGAAGCGGGAAGTGAAGCAATGCGCGTGATGAGAACATCGCCCTGCCTTGCATGGAATGGAACTAGCTTTTTGTTTTTAGATTTCATGAGTTTTGGTTTGTACGATTTGTACCGGATAGACTTGTGGTGCGAGACAAAGGCGTAGTCAAGTCAAAAAATTAATTGGAGTGAAAATAAGACAGAAAGGAAAGCCGGGGGGATTAGCCCGGCTTTGGATCACTGATGCCCCGAAAGTTAACGCCTAAACGCTTACGTTAGGCGGGGGTAAATCGGGATTGATCTCGTCCACAGCGGCAAGTAGCGTGTCAATGCGGGCAACCGAGTCTACGATTGCTTGAGGTACGTCTGGATCTGTGTTGATGGAGTCCTTCAGTGCTTGGACTTCGGCTTGGATCTTGGTAAGGGTGTCGCCGTAGGAGGCGAGCTTAGTTTCTAATTCGGAGATCTTCATGAGGATTCTTCTTTCAGAGGATTCAAGGTCTTGGATTGTGGCTAATCGGGAGCGTTGCGACCAAAAATAACAACCGATCCAGAATGGAAATAAGCGCATTCTGGGGAATAACTAAGCAATTTCCTTAGAAATCAGCAAGCCTAAGCACTGATTCGTCTTCGCAAAACCTCCGAAAAACTTTCGGGCAGCGTGGTCGTATGCGTAGGCGGCCTCATGTTTTGATTCAAAATCTCCCAGATAGAAAACCTTTCGTCTGTATCCTATTCGCGCACACCATTTTCTAATCCGCTTATGCCAATAGACACCCTTAAAACCACTTGTGTTATTATTTGGAATCTTCTTGTTCCCCGAGTTCTGAGAGGACGAACACACCCTTAAATTTAAAACACAATTATTCTTTGGATTTCCATCAATGTGATCTACCATATCATGTTGAGTTGCGCCAAGAAAAGCTTCGGCCAACAGCCTATGCACCGGGCGAGATTTTTTACCGGGAAGTTTAACAAGTGGATACCCTGCTTTATCCAAGCAGGGTTTAAGGATTTTACCTTTGTAAAAACTTCGCCTATTTATGCAATCTACCCAGCGATCCAGTGATCTAACCCTACCCAAGTTGCTTACCTCGTAACCAGGATAACCCACAGCACGCCACTCCTCCACTTCGATTTCCATAAAACTCCTGTCAGTTTACCTGAAAAGTTAATCGGCCAGGACGTTCAGGAAACGTCTTTTCGCCTCGCGAAAAGCTAGGCCGATAAACAACTTAAGATTAATTTCTATGCCGTCAAGACCCCAATGATTAGGAGTAGGCAAAAAGAAAAGTGAAGATTTTGCTTGAACGATTCACCAGGAATCTTCTGATTCACCTTGCAACCGTGTATCAGACGGGTTGAATCTAAGCACTCTTTCTCGGGCCAACTTCAAATAACCCGAGTGATAGCTCTGAGAACCGACTTACTGATACTAGGTCGGTTCTTTCATTTTCTGAGTTGAGCAGTGGCAGTTGTCGAACGTCTGTTCCAGACTGGATGGTTTGCGGTACCGTGGACTATCTGGCTAACGTGGTAATCGCCCTCTGATGTTAACCGAGGAAAAGCTTTGCAAGGCGAAAGTACGCGGGTAACGACGAGATTGGGGGAAATACTGGATAACCACTGCTCAACTCAGGACGTGAGAGACACCGGCTACGGAAGCATGAACCACCATGATCCTTACCCGCGACAATCTCCACGCCCTATCGGGATCGCCGTGCGCGAATGGGTTTTCTCGTGCTCAGGTTGAGCTACTTGGCTTTACTTGGCCTCCAAGAAAAGGATGGCTGACCAGTTTAATCGGAAAAGAAATAACCCAAGAAAAATACCAGCAAATAAAGAATGCCTATTCCCATAAAGTAAAAAATAAAGACCGATATAACCTCTCTCACGGATACCTATTTGATTCTATGGAATGACGAGCAATGGTGCTCGTCCCACGAGCGCGAAGGCCCCACTTGCCAAGGGTTAGACCTCTATCACGAGCCTTAAGAAATACGGGGAAACCTGGGCGCGGCGCAAGAGCCTGCCACGCGAAACTAAAGTAAGCCGCGCAGGACAAGGGTTTTTTTGGGCCGTTTCCAAAAGAAGGAGAAAGGGGGGGCAGCGCAATAGGGGGTATGAGGATGATTTCTCAACAGGTGGCTTATAAGCGAGGAACGAGCTTTAGCCAGTACTTCGCGGATCGAGAGCGAGATTGAACGGCGCACAGATGCACTATAGAGCAACAGGCTGCGATCACGCGCAGGGTATTAAATCAGAACTGGACTCGTATTTTTTAATAAAAATAGTTGCCGGGAAAACCACAGAACTTGCACATCGTTATACTTAAGGAGTAAATAAGACATAGCGTGCAAGCACTCTCCCAGACTTTTAACAGAGAACAGAACAACCAACAAGGGCAGAAAACAACCAAATGAGCACAGACTCAGATATAACGACATGGCTAACAGCCATAGAACAGCTCAAAAGCGAGCTGGCGGAGTGCCGCGAAACCTTAGCTAACGCTGAAGACCGAATGCAGTACAACCACTCGGTTGTTAACGGACTTCGTCATCTAATGGGCTATGTCCAAGATGGAACGGAGACTACGGTAATTCTATTCCAAGATGACGCAACTAGAGATTTCATTGTTAAGGTAGGCAATACGAGCTACGTCTCTGGATCAATGGAGTCGGCAATCCTAAAGGCGCTTCAAAAGGAGAACGCGCCATGAGCAACCTGCCAGACATGAGAACACGAGCAGCCAATGAAGCATGGTGCATTAGGAGAATCCAACGCAATCCTGTCATCACCGACTGGGAAGCGACAGCTAATCTCAAACGCGCAGCCGCCTGGAATAGCCTATTCGAACGGGGAATAATCCGCCCCAGCAAGAAACAACCCAAGTACCCATACAATTCATTCACAATTAACGAACCCTTTGAGCTATGACGGGAATCTTCGTGAGATAGCAGGGAACGACCTTGCTGTGTGCGGCACCATAGTGGTAGGCTTATGTAAAGCACAAAACTATTATGCCTTCCGTTCCAAATATTCAGGTGTATTTGCTTCCTATACAGAAGAATACACAATTCTCGAAAGGCTCAACACTGAAATTCGAGTCGGTTGCTACGGATACGGATGGAGACCTTAAGGCGCATTACATCGAACTTTTAGATGCCTCTCGGCGTAGAGCCTGGAGCTGGAGCGAAGGTATTCTAGGTGGAGGCGGCGGCATCAGCATAAAACAAGGTTCGTTTACCTTCACCGATGAAGGCACTTATACCCTTAGAGCTACTTGCGATACCAACCAATCACCAAATGCTTGGGTTATCTCGGCTACGGTAGATCTTTCAATCATCTCTGGAGTGGTTCCTGGCACAGGCGGTGGCGGAGATGCTGGGGGCGCGGGCGGTCCGGTTACTCCGCCTGTCGTTGTTCCTCCGGTTGAACCACCGCCCGTGGATCCGGGCCCGCCTCCTTACGACCCACCTCCCGTTATCCCGGCAGGTCCCATCTTGGACGTACCGCTACCTTACGCGGCAGGCCCTATTCCTTTCGCACTGCTGGGCGATTCGATGTACTTCGATAAGTCGGGGCAGGGCAATCCAGCAAACCTCGTGGCAGCGGCAGCAACCACAGCTACAGGCGAAACCTGCACCCTAGCGCTTAACGCCTCAGTGGATGGCGCGTCTTCAGCCTACATCGTAGGCACGGCAGGATTACTCACTTCTACTTGTGCCGCGATTAAGGCGTCAGGTGCTAAGGTAACCTTAGTCAGGTTCGGGCACAACGACTCCAAGGTAGGCGTAGCTTTAACCAAGGAAGTCTTCAAGGCCAACATGCAGACGATCTGTGACGCGCTGGTTACCCTAGGCGAACAGACCGTAATCCTGCAATACCCGATAAACATCCAGGAAGGCTCCTATAACGGGCTATGGACTAAGGCTAGCTTGGATCTGCTGTCGTCCTACCTGCCTATGCTGGATCAGGTCTGCAATCAGACCACGATTAGGCAGGGGAATCGGTCCCTCTTTGTTCACTTTACGACGCATCCAGACCAACAGTTTGATGGCCTACATCCTTGGTACGAAGGAATCGCGGCACTCGCTAATGGTGACGCTATGGGCATGAAGTACGCCCTTAAGCCCGTAGCCAGCATGCCGGTCATAAAGAACCAGGACGGCACGATAAACGCGGCGGGCTACGCGGCCTATTGGAAGACCGAGGATCCTCGCGCTTGGTCTCGCCACTGGGGGCCAACCTGGCAAGAGAAGAATCCGAGCGGCGCCGAAGACCGCGACGAGCTCTTTACCAAGGAGCTTAAGTACGATTCTCAGATTTATGACCGGCTAGGTGAAGGCATTCCGGTTCCTCCTATCGATGGATCGTTAAACAATCCAGGCCATGACATGCACCCCGTTAATTGTGCCGCTCAGGTCATTCCGCGCACCGATGGCCCCACTCACCCAGCTGTAGACCCCGGCGTAAACAACTATTTCTTTGGGCTTCCGAATTATTGCACGGATCCGAACGATCCGGCCAACGATAATCCTGATCCCGCAGTACGCGTACTGCTCATGCTAGACCATCGTCAAAGGACGATCCGATTAAACGATGATTACTGGATGAGCCTTAACGGAGGCGACTACAATTCTGATGGCGGTACGGTTACCTTCCACTCCGAGGACAGAATCAATCACTGCGGCCTAGATAAGTTTCAAGGGTCAGCGCAGTACAACCTGTGCTTTGCAATGCAGCCTAAGCGCAACTCTGGAGGATTTATTCGCGACTCTGTCCCGTGGACACTCTATGCGTCGCTCTACAAGAGACAAGACCCTTATGGCGCAGCAGGCGAACCCTTGGCTACTACACTTGGCCGGTTGCCTAGCAACCCCGTGTGGTCCGAGCGAGCAAACTTCATTAACTCGTCGGAAGCCTGGATTGATGATGCCTATGGCGCCGGTACTACACAGCCACTGGATACCTCCAGAGATGGCAATAAATTCCCCGTACCCGTAGGAGGTTTCCTGCCCGGCGAGATCCCTGGTCCATTTGCGATCTCAACGATGAATGAGCTCAAGGCTTCCATCGTCTGGGATACGAACACGAATCCACCTCACGCCAAGGTTGTCGTCTTCGCCATGCAAGGCTGGGGATTACCAGGCCATAGCCCCCCTTACATCGGCTTTAGTAACGAAGGCTCTTGGACCAAGTGCCAGCGCATCGATGAGTTTGCCCTAGTTGACGAGCACGGTGTACCCATGAAGTTTCCTACAGCCATCTGCATGGCTACTGATGCAACACTTAAGCCGGTCAATCCCGATCCGGGGCTAATCAATCTGGCTGACGCAGGCCAACGCGCAGGCTACCGCAATAGCTCTCTGGATAACGCGGGTACGTACTCGTCCTTTGCTCGAAATGGCTGTATCGGCGTAATCTCTAAGACTGAGGACAAGTTTATCCTGTTTACTTGCACGAATTTCATCCTAGATATCTGGAATAAGTACCTAGAGCCAGACCAATCTACCTGGCAGGCAACTCAGGACGCGATGAACGCGGGCACCTTCCCTTCCAACTGGCAGGGCGGTAACGCTAGCCTCAAGCCTACGCCTGTTTACTCAGCTACGGTAACTAAACCCACTTGCCTATTGGCTTCAGGGGGACTCACGAACTCTCACTTTGGCGATTGGTCCGGAGACTTCGAGAAGATCCTTATCGGCTCCGAGTCGGGGCTGGTTAGCGTGTGTTCAATCGCTCCCTTCATGGACCGCTATCTCTTTGGTGGATTCTTCCCCACTCAACCACCTCAGATCTACGGATCATTCCAGGTGGGTTCAGTTGGCTGCAATCTCACGCAACTCTTTTGGTCCCGCTTTGACTCCTACTTTGGAGTCGTTCAGTCTGCTGGAGTCATGGACGAAGGCTCTAGCCCTCAACCCTTCGGACAAACCTTCTTTGCTGTGGCCCGAGCCGATCGCGCCGTCTATTCCTACGTTACAAGGTTCGCTGGCAATCGCGGCGTAATCGGCGGCATGTACCGCAAGATCACCGATAAGAGAATCCAGGACCCCGTCTGCGCCTGCGTAGCCACCCGAAATTTAGCGCTTCACATCGGTGACTACAGCCAGAACCTCGTTCACGGCATTCAGTTCGGCGGCGTAGGCCGTGGACCAATCTACGATTCCGCTCGCGGCGTAACTCTTTACGGCGGATTTTATGCCGCGCCAGATCCTACGGGAGCAAGGGGATGGGGTTACACGGGCGTTCTCAGAGTCGCTGGTTCTCCATTCCGGATATCACTCGATAATATAAACTGATAAGTATTTAATAATAAATAATTTATGTCATTTACACGAGACGATATGAGGGATGTCATATCCGCCAATCCAAACCCGAGCAAAGAGTGGGTTAAAGAAGCCATCATGCGCCCTTGGACCAAAGATAGTCCAACTCCCCAAGACTGGGCTGAGTACTCCGCCGCGATTTACTTTAGTCTAAGAATCCTTCCTAACCGCGAACATTCCATGACCCGCATCGGCAATTGAAAACTGAGAATGTGGGTTCTTTTTAATCTCTGCTCGCAAGCGCGCCGAAATTTTATAGTACGCCTCATCCAATATTTTTATTTCACCTATCTTCATAGAAGAAATAACACCCCACCCGCGTCTTGGCGGTCTAATGAATTTTTCAAAGTCGTATTTTCCTTTCATTTTACTCGTCCAGTAAGCTGTCCTGCTTTCCGATCCAGCACTCAGGCGGAACCGACTTAACCGATGGTTCTTTGATAAGAACCAAAAGACCGGCATGTGCCTTGTGCGCGGCGCAGTACCCAACGTCTGGCCGGTAGTACCCCTGGCTAAGCACGATTAGTTTACGGATAATCTCCTTGTTCTGATCGTCATTCGCATAGGCACTCCAGTCTCTCCGATGCGGGCATTTCATGCACGTCTCAATCCGCTTGGTGGCTAGCTTGAATGGGATAAGCTTGCGCGGCGGCGTTCGCCACAGGGAATTAGTCCAATCGGTTAATCGATCTTCGATTGTCTTAGCTGGTTCCTCTATGGGAGTATCTGTTCTCTCTACGAAATCTGGATAGCGTTCCACGTAGAACAATGTAACTTCATACTCAGGACTACCTGGAGCAAGAGAGTTCTGCAACCGAAACGCGGCTATGTTCTTGATGAGATCATCCGCACTTGTGCCGTAAAGCGTGACTCCAGCCGGATCGACGAAATGCCAGCCTCCAGTGGGGACTTTTGGATAGTCTTTGCGCAGTCGGATCATAATAGGTTTATCTCGATTTGTCCCGACTCCTTAAACAATCGTTCTCGCCTTCGCCTAATTCGGTCATGCGCATCGTGGCCATTGTGGCATTTCTGACAAAGCGCAGCTAGGTTTAAAAGGCTTGATGCTTCTGGCCTATCGTCATAGGCATGAGCTGTAGTTAAAACTACAATACTTCCCGTGATTGGATGAGGCTTTCCGTTAATCGCGGCACACCACTCGCACACGTTCTTTGCACGGATCACGCGCACGAAGTAGCTCCTAAGCTTCCAGTCCTTAGGATAACGAGCTTTATTTTGTGGCAGTATTGGCATAATTTACTCCACGTAGTCCAGCGTATCCTGTGCATGCTTTTCCTCGTCTTGAAATAAATAATCGGGCTGATCTAGGACTTTATGCGAGACCGTGTTGCTGTCGTTCTCTTCTCCGGTTGGAAGCTTCTTTGGGCTCTGCTCGGACATGCCTGGAATTAAATCGAATCGTTCCCGGACGAGCTGTGGCATCATTATAAATGCATCGGCCTCGTCGCAACTTATTCCACTGTTACGACTTTTGTAATCGTCTTTACTCTCGATTCTTACCTTATTATTCTTGGTGTTAACGTATCGCCGTGAGCTTAGCTGACGGTAGAGCGGATTAGTCGGGATGATGGGGTTAATTAAAATCGCGCACACCCTTGGATCTAGCCAGCGCTTGAACGCCCACCACATTTCCGTGGGCTTGTTATCGTAGACGCTCTCGGCAGTACCCAAGTCATCCGACAGCACGCGCAGCTCAGTGGCCTTCTCTCCCCAGTTTATGCCGAGCACGTTGCCCCAGAACTTTGAAGTGTGCGAGAAAACACCCAAGGCGTTTCCGGTCATATCAAGACATACGTTTTCAGGGTCAATCATCAAGAGCTTGCATCGGCCCATAAGCTCTTGGCTCATCGTAACTGTATCGTCGCTCTTAGGTAACTCAAAAACTTGGTCTAGTGCCAGGACGTGCCGCGCTTTCTTTTCGCCTGGGTTCAGTCGGTCCTCAAAGAAGACGGTCTCGCCCGTAGCTCTTCGCCAACCTGCGGCAAGACCCCAACGCCCGATGACCATAATAGCCTTGTCTCGGCCTTGGAACGCGAGATCTACGGAAGCCAGGTTCTTGACCGCTCCTACATAGATAGGCTCTCCACGTTGCGTTTGAAGCCACTCCGGGGGCAAGCAGGTGTTAGCCGAGTCTCGCATGGGAGGGAAGCCACGAGCCACGTAGTAGCTGGCCGAGTTATCACCTCCACGCATGAACCCGAGATAGGCTTGGTATGTCATTAGCCCTGGGTAGACCGTCTTACGCTGAACGATGTTCTCAAATTTGGCGGCATCTAGTCGGAGCACTTGGTAGCCAGACTTAGCTTGGTAGTAGTGCAGGGTTTCAATCTGATCAGGATGCCAGCCCTCGGGGGGCTCCGCCATCTCAACGGCCCGCCTCGACAGGTCCACCGGATTCATTGGCACAACTATCTTAATTAGATCTACGCCATCCATTGACGCCTCTGTGGTCTGCAAGTCACCATAACCAGCCGACGGTACATCCTGCCCCTCATCCACAAGAATGCGTAGCAGGGAACTCATGCCGAAACGGGGGTGTGGAGTTTTGCGAATCGGCTTCACCTTGTGGCCTCGTAATCCTCCAGAAGATATTGTCCCTTGCTTAATTGCGATACCAGATATGCCCATTTCTGCGATCCATCCCTTTACTCCAATCGACATGTCACTATCTCGGATAGCCAGCTCGTGTTGAATTGGAACCGCCATCGTCTTAAACAACGCGGAAATATGAGAGTGAAGGTTCTTGCGTAGGTTGTCTTCATTAGCAGAAACCAGCTTAATGTTGGTATACAAGGGACTACGCAAGAAGTCTAATGTGAAGTACACCCCAGCAGAGTAGGTCTTACTTAGAGAAGAACCTGCCATTATAATCAGTTTACTGTTCTCCCTGATCGCCTTAAATATGTCCTGTGTTACAGATGGGCGCGGGTCAAATTGTGTCCGGCTCCACAGTAGACCTGCTGCAAGTAGGTACTCATCTGATTCAAGCAGGTTCTGAAGCAACGTCCTGATTACGACATCGGCCTCCTTCTGCTCGGTCACCACCAAATCTACCTCGTCTGCCCGCAAGGCAAGACTTGCTGCCGCAGGCCAGTCGTTTTCCGATAAGGCGTCGTGAACCAATGCGATTTGATCGGAATTCATACGTCTTTGGAGTGAAACTCGTGGTAAGATTTCTTGGCCTCTGCTCTGGCCATAGCTGCGGTTTCCTTCGTATCGAAATACCCTAGGTGAATGGTCTTTCTGTTAACGGTTATTCCAGCCGTCCACTTCCCGCGAGAGCTATACCAGCTTACACCGGGAATTCCGGATCTGTTATTTTTGTTTTTTACAGTTCTGTTCTGGCCGTTTTGTGCCTGCGTGCAATTTCTTAGATTGTCTCTCCGGTTATCGGTTTTATTTCCATTTACATGATCTATGCTCCTAGGCCATGTCCCATGGAGATAAACCCAAATTAATCTATGTGCTAGGTATTGCTTGTCTCGAACACTAACGTGCAAATAACCCAACGCATTGACGCAGCCAGACGGCTTTCCTACGAGGTTCCTGTGGATTGATTTTCTTCTAAACAACTTTCCGGTTATTTCATCATACCAAAACGTCTCACGCAACTCTTCTTGGGTAGGGGGCTTATCGCGGTGACCCGGTGGATTCTTCCTCATAAGTTTTTAAGCAGGAGATCCATCGCTATTACGGTCGGAAAATCCACGCCGGAACTATAGCTAGTTCCGCACGAATTCCCGTGATAACGCAAGGCGTCCGCTTGGCTTTGCTGTGCGCGGGCTAGTGCTCGGTTAGACTCAGCTAGATCCTCAAGCGCCTTAATCTTCCGTTTCTCTAGCTTGTCGGCTAGGTACTTTTCGCGTGCCTCTGGCGTAAGTCCTAGCAACATCTTTTGCTCGTACTGTTCGACGGCCATTTGATTGGCTACATTCATTGCTGTTATTGCTGCTTCCCACATAAATCCTTTTCAGTTCAGTTCTTTCCACTCATTGATATCAACCATCGGCGTTTTCCATCCTTGGATTAAACCATCCTCGTTAATCTTTAGGATGATGTAGTCTCCGTATCCTCGGTTTCCAGCGCACAGAAAATCGTCTGGTACATAGTCGCCCTTCCACTTAAGCCTATCTCCCGTTGGCCCATTATCGATCCAATAATATCCATCATCGCACACCTTGTAGTGGATGTCCGCAACGGTTCCTTTTGGCCAATCTAGGATTTTCCCTGTCGCTAAATCAATAACCGGCTTCCACCTTTCTCCAGATCTAAAAGGAATCAGTGTTCCGCTTTCATCTTTTACGCCGTTAACGCGCGCATCTTCCCAGTATCTTACGCCTGCATCTACGATTAGAAGCGTTGGTTTTAGTTCGTTCATGTTTAGTTAAGTTCCGGATCAGACATATCGGTTTGTTCGTCAACCGACCGAAACACACCCTTCTCGCAGACTAGCCCGAGCTCGTCACGAAGCGTGTTCTTTTTATCTCTAGCGAATTTAGCCACGATTTGATTCACCTCGGGAAGCGTCATGCAGAAGTGTTCGCGTAGTGCCTCGGCTACTACCATAGATACCCGATGTCCCATGGACGCCATCTCTAGCTTATTCTCCAGGTTAGCAATCTCTTCGACTACTACACGCTGCTGCTCGATTGTCATCATGGCTTCGATCTCTTCACGTGCTTGTATTTTGATATGGCATCACGAGCGATTTTAATCACGTGCCTTGGCAATACTGCTGAAACCATTTCGGTATGCCCGCACATACCTTCGGTGTAATCGACGTTATCTAGAACTACTTTAAGTGCTGACAATAAATCGGATTCCTCCGGATTTGCTGGCGTAGCATTCGCGGCTTCTTCGTAGTCAGTTAGTGCTTTGTCCAAATCTGCGTAACGGATTGCTAGGGCTTCTGTCGCGGGACACTCTTCAAAATCACGCGCGGCCTTTGCCAATGCTTCGGCTGCTTTTTCTTTTGTTGTCATTCTGGTTTTTGTTCAGGTGGAACTATAGGCGGCATCTCTCCATTCGCAATGGTTTCCTTCAGCTTCATAAGCTGTTCCTTCATAGAGTCAGCCGCGCCCAAAAACTCACCCACGTCTATCTTTCCTTCGGCGTCTCGCTCTACGTGCGCGTTGATGAACTTGCTCGTGATCTCTTCGACCTTCTCTTGAGACAAGTTGTACTCCGATCGTAGCGCTTCAATCATCACGAGGACGATGCGTAGATTTCCTTCTAGCTTGGCTATTGCGGCCTTCTGCGCACGGATCGTGTCTCGAAGCGTTTTCTTTGTGATGATATTTTGGATCGGTTGAATCATTTGAGTAGTCCTCGTTTTCTGGCTATTGATGGGTTCTGGTGCACGAAAGTATGGCACGCCCTACATGCGGAAAGCCACGTAGACGTGTCGTTGAGATAGGGGCCGCGTTTGTTGACGTGGTGAACATCGCATGAAGCCTCCATGCAATCCTCGTGATCGAATTGCAGAACTTCCCCAACCTGGCAGAATGGATGCTCGGCCAGGAAGTCTTTCCTTCTCTGATGGTAGGTGTCTAGCGCCTTAGCCATTTTCTTGGATACGCGCCCTAGTTGTGTGCGCTTGAGTGGCTTAGAGCATCTTCTTAGGGGTGTTCGTTTCACAGGTTTTCAGATTTTGTGTTTGAATCTCGCTTAGCGAATTCTCTTTTAGACCAATTAAGATACCTCTCGTTGGCGATATTGATATGAAAGCACGTTTTCCACTGTCCCTTCTTTACCTTAGGTCCAACGGTCGTGCGCCACCAAGGACATTGGCATTCCCCTCGGCATCCGTATGCGCCAAGGTCAACCAAGTACGCAACATTGCTATCTGTCCTTGATTGTATCAACCATCGCAATGGTCCATCAAAGGGCTCATAGCTCTTGGGCTCGCCCGGTTCACGCGACTGACCTGGATGAGGTGCGTTCATTTATCTATAGCGGTATGTCGTTGGCCAGGTCAGGCGCATTTAGTATGTCCGAGATCTCAAACTTGCCCACTGGCCAAAAGTCGCGCTCCGCAGCCCACAGCCACGCATGGGCAACAGTCTCCTTCCATGCTTTCTCGGCATCCTCATCTGACCATAGCTGAGCGATCGGAGCCTTGGGTTCGTTACTGTCGATTATGATCGACATAATCCTAGGCGTTTCGCAGCAATTCTTATTGGCCCAGGTTTTAGCATAGAAGCTCAGTTGCCTAGCCCAGCTTGAATAGAAAACAGGCTTTGCTTTAACGTCCTGAGATTTGTAGTCAACGACCAATAGCCCGTGTGTCTTATGGCGGATAACTTTATCTAAAGTCCCGGCAACGCCAATATCGTGATTAGCTAATAGAATCTCTGAACCCAAAATTTCTCCTACGTTTGCATCATGCCAAGCGGCATACTTTTCGAAGTATGGCATTACCTCTTGATCCATGGGATACTGAGGGAAGTGCTGTAGCGCATCGTGTAATCGTGATCCGAAATCGGCTGCGGTATCGGCGATCTTTCCAGATGCTTTCCTGATTCTATCGACGTATGCCCTATGCTCTTCCCACTCCATCTTTGGATAGGCGATAGTTGCCTTTATGATCTCGCCCTCAATCCACCTGGTAAGACCTGGGTTTACACGAATTGCTTTTTCGATTGCGGTAATGGAGCAGTAAAGCCCCATTTTTCGGGCATCGCGTAAATCTGAATCGTGGTGCGTAGTTATTGTTCCATCTGGATTTGGTTTGTACCAGTGACTCATAAAAGTATTATTCTCTAGTCGGTTGGTTGTTGAGTTTCTGTCATGTCGTCTTTCTGCAAAAGTGCTCGCGCTAGCGGTCGGCGTAGCTCGTCACGAAGGAACATCACCGGCATCACTCCATGGTCTGGGAAGTCTAGTTTTGTTGCCAGATAATCGGACTTCTCGTTCCCGCGCGGCTTTTTATTTTTAACACGAGTTAGGCGGCCGAGGCTATTGGGATCGGAGGTCATTTCTTTATAAATGCTACGACTAGACCCCCAGAAATTCCACCGATCAGTGAGCTCCATATTACTAGCCATATCACGAGCCTTGCGAATTCTTTTACCTGGGTTTTCATTAGGATTTCTATCTCGTCGAACGTTTCTTTGGTTTCCATATACATCAAAACGGAACTGATTCGTCGTCTGGACCGTCAGGGAACGCAGAATTTCCTGGCCCTGGCTGAGCCCTGGGGCGCGGCACAGGGATAGCCCGTTCAAAGGATTCAATGCCTGCGGTATCTGCTGGCGTGTAGGATGGCAACGGCTGCGTCACATACAGCTCTCCTCGCTCTAACCGCTGAGCAACACGAATAATGGCAGACGCCTTTTCCCAAATGAATTGCTCTGCATTTATGTTATGGCGCTGATCTTCGGGAACCGCTAGGTAAACCTGAACTGAATTATTTATAGCCATACCAACCGTAACGCCCTGGATTGAAACATGCGCCGAGGTGCCTACGGATCTATTGGGGGCTTGTGTAACCGCTGGCTTGGGCACGAACGGAGCCGCCTGTTGAGCTTGGGCCTGTGGCTGGGCTGCTACTGGTGGTTGTGGCTGCATGCCTGGTGTGGGGGCTGATCCACGACTGGCTTCATAGGTTTCTTTGGAATGCATCGTACACGCACTAGAAATACTTAGGTTTTTGTACGTCTTAGATCCGTCTTTGGATGGTTTTTCCTTGATTGAAACTCCTGCCATTTTGTTATTTCCGGTTTTGTTGGATACGAAAATTACGTGTTTGTCGCGCCAGGGCGAAATATCCTGCATGCCCCAGCAGTCTGCGTAGATCCAGTCATTACCGTCTTGGAGTTTTAGTGATTGCACTGTAGTAGGTCCTTTGGCGCATGCTACTTGTTTGTGCTCTTGGACCTCAACTAGGACTCCCTGAGTGCCAGGTATTGGCATAGCTGGAAGTTCTTTTATTTGCTTGATTGTTAGCATTAGAAAAACATATTTTTGATCGCGCAATCAGTCAATCCTAAAATTAAAATGAGTGAATCTAAAGAGCTTTGGAAAACTATTTACGGACATATTGGATATGAAGTAAGTAGCGTTGGTCGCGTTCGTTCCATCGATAGATTAGTCGAAGGTAAAGATGGTGTACGTAAACGTTTTAAGGGAAAGATTCTTAGGCCATGCTTACATAAGGGGTACTATATCGTTAAGTTGGGCTACTACTCACCAAGTAGGCCGATTCACCGCCTAATGGCCATATCTTTCCTTAGCGTCAGGAGCAATCAAGACGTTGACCACAGGGACGGAAATAGGCAGAATAATTTGCTTTCAAATCTTAGGGTGTGTACGCACGCCCTGAATACGGCAAATAAGAAAAAATCAAAATCGAATACGTCTGGATTTAAGGGCGTTTACTGGCACGAACAACAAAAGAAGTGGTTTTCCTCCATAGGCCACAAGGGAAAACAGATATATATCGGAATGTTCTTGTCAAAAAATGACGCGGCTAAAGCTTACGACGAAGCCGCAATCGAATGCTTTGGCGAGTTTGCACGAACCAACTAACCCGAACGAACAATCAAACAAGAACTACCTAGCGCCAGCTGGCTCAGTGGCCCGCAGATAATTCATCTGTTGAAATACCTTGCGGGTCAAATCGCCCTTGGCCCGTTGCTCTGCGAGGTACTTCATTCCCTCTTCTGGCGATAGCTTGGCAAGGTGGTTCAAATAGTACTTCGCTCTATCTGCGTCAGCTACAGTGAACTTTGCGGCCATGTCGTTCTTATCTTTACCCTTCAGGTTATCTTTTATAGCGGTGCGGATCTCATTCTCTAAAAGCTTAGCTTGCAGTGGATTTTCTTGGATGGCTTTTTGTAGCTCTGGAGTGCCTAGTTGTGCGCCGATTTTGGACATGTCTATACGGCCATCTTGACCAAGGCTATTTTTAATTATTGATTCGACCAACTTCTTCCTGTTATTGCTCGCATCAAAGCGGTCGTCTTGCGCCTGGTGGAGTTCGCCTATATCGGGATTAATGGACGCTCTATTTCTTAGGCCAACTGCGCCGATAAGGTCTGTGGCTGCGTTCTCTGCTCCGCGCTCCAGTGTGTCTACGATTGGAACGCCGGTCGTTGGTAGCACACTTGGTTCTTTGCCCGCTTCTTTCGAAGAAGCTTCGTCCAGGAATGCACCCTGCATAGGATTAATGTTAGAAAACGCCGCTTTAACGTTCTCACCTAGCTGTCTTCCGTTCCATTGAGATTGTCCAAATGGCGTTACGTTTTCTGCCGCCTTATGAAACGATGGTGTTGATCCGAAAACTGCCGTACTCGCGAAAGTTGGAAGTGGGCCTGCGTATGGATGAATCGACGAAGCCAAAATATCCTTTACGGCTTGCCCAACGATGTGGCTGGCGTTGTCTCCTGAATCCAGGCCGTTGATCAAAGCATTAACTCCAGTAAGGCGCATGCCGCGCCGAAGAAGTGTCGTCTGTGCGGGGTCAAACGTGACTTGCTTTCCGTCTTTATCGGGAGCGGTAAGCGCAACCATGCCGAACGGAGTCCCCTCTGGTCCGAGCGGATCTCCCCAAAGCATAGAATTGGCTACGAATGGTGTTACTAAAAGGGTTGTGTATGCCTGTACCGCCTGGCCAGCACGCATCTTTATGCTGTCGCTAAGCGTCTGTGGAGCGGTTCCAGGAGCACCCGTATCCAGCCCAGCCAGTGCCGATAGCCGTCTGGCTCCAATCGCGTTGAAGTTTTTACCGGCCACAATAAACGGGGATAATCCCATTTGCTTGAGGATAGCTGAAAACGGGTCCATCAGCCGTGGGTTGTATTGGCCCAATTGACCAACAAACTTGCGACGCGCTTGGGGCGTGTCTTCAAGACCGTACTGCGCAACTCGGCTCTCGTAGAGATCCTGTAAGACAAGCCTTCCGGCCTTGTCTATCGTCTGCATGAAATGCTTCTCTCCATATTCGGGACGAAGCGAACCTACTTCTCCAAGTTTATTTATCTCTCCAATGATCTCAGGAGAGTTTGCGGTTACGGCACGGGACTTAGCGACCATCCTTATGCCTGCGTCAACCAAGTTTGCGACAGGAACCTTTCTCATCGCTCTTATTAGGGCTGTTTCTCCTCCAGGAGCTCCAGCAATCGTAAATAAACTGTTGGCCACATGTACGAACGGATCGGTAAATGACTTAACCTGAATACCGTTCATTATGGTGCCTACGGTTTTTACGACTCTTGATCCTGATAGCGGTCCATCCGTAGAAAGCGCCTGCCTAAGCTCTCCCTCGATGTCCTTTCTTGGATAGAAATACTGATCCGTAGCTGTACCGCTCATACTCCTCTTGGAAATCGGTATCCTTCCACCGAACACCCCAGCCTCAGAGGGGGATTGGCCGCTTTCAAGTACGATGCCTAGCCCATCAGCTTCGAGTTGCTTGTACATTTGACGCTTTGCCGCTTCCGCATAGTTACCTTTTACCATTCGGTCTATGGTGCGGTCCAAGTCTAACGAATAGTTTTGGCCTGTACCTAAGCGCTCTTTTGAAAACGCAGAACGGCGCTGGATTGGGTTCTCAAGGTTACCCTTAGGTGCATTCCTTGCGTTATAAATGTCGATCTTTTCCTCTCCTGGAATCTGTGTCTTAGTTGTTTTCTTAAGGGAAGACTCGGATAAGTCTACGGTTGAGGTAGCGCCAGTTTCAGGGTTTACGAACCGAACCACTACCTTGCCGTCTCCTCCGTCCATGACGCGGCCAAAGTTATTGCGGTCGGAAGACTTCACGATGTCTCCAACTAATAGATTGTCGCTAACCTTTTCCCCGAGTTCTCGCGCAGCATCACCATAGACGTTCTCAAGGTTGACGTACACGCCACTGTTTAGGCCGGGCACAGAAAGGACATTGTCAGGAACTGGGATTGGACTTCCTGGATTGGCCTTGTTCCACTCTAAAGCTTCATTGATTTTCTGCTCCAACTCTTGCCGCGAGTTATAGCCAGAAGCAATAATGTGCTTTTCTTCGGCGGGAGCGCTTACGTTCTCATCAAAACGTTTAACAGCAGCCTGAATTTCAGGATCATTTAAAGCAGCCTGAAAATCAGCCTCGGTTTTAAATACTCCGTTCTTGTGGCCAATGGTCGTGGCCACGTTTTCAGCCTTAGTTGCGGCCTCTTGAGCCTTAACCAAGTCGGTTGCGTTTTGTGCCTGTTGTTCAAACTTAACCCGCTCTCCTCTTAGTTGATCTTCGAGAAGGAAAGCCATAACTCTCTTCTTGAACTCCGGATTCTTGGAGTTTTTTCCAGATACCTCGGCCTTAGCCTTCTCGGCGTAGGCTCCAGCGCTTTCCCTTGCTCCAGCATATTCCACGACTTTCTGTGCCGAGTTTTCGGAAGCGGTATCTATCGCCGGAAGGTCAATCCGTCCAAGCGATTTGGCGATGGTCTTAGCCGTAGAAAAAGCTTTCTGTGAGTTGGAGGCACCGCTTTGCAAAGCTTTGTTGAGAATACCCCCTCCGATAAATCCAAGGACGGCTCCAGCAGCAGCATCAAGTATTTGCTTATCGGGCGTGTCTCCAAAGAAAGATCCGCCAACACCAGCAAGCGTTGCACTAGCTAGTCTGACGCCAAGCTCCTTGCTGATCTTGCCTGACGTTCCGCCAGATCCAATAGGACCTGACAATTGAGGAGATCTAGAGCCTCCAGAATCCGCTTCGGGTCCTGGCAATCCAGCAGCGTCAGCAAGCTGCTTTCTCCAGTCGGCTTGCCAGTCTGCAAGCATGGCTTGCTCGTGAGGCGTTGCGGTTCCGGTTCCATCTGATACGCCAAGATCGCGAGTACCGGCTGGAGTTTCAACCAAATTAGGCGCTTGTGCTTCTTGTGCGCGGAGTGCCTGATACTGCTCCCCCGTCATCTCCGTTGGAAAGTTTCCTTTTGTTGGAGGTAGCGTGCTCGGTTCGGGAACGGTGAATCCTAGCTTTTCAAGTGATGCACGGCTTACGTCCGAACCCGCTGGATGCGCCATGGAACCATCGGGATTGTAGACGGGCTGGTCTAAGTGAAAGAGATCGACCTGCTTTCCGCCTGGTCCTTCGATTTGCCCCGAGTAAGACTTAATCGGCGCAGGACCACCAGGAGCAGCATCAGGAGTCGATGCGTAGTCGCCCTGAAACTTTGGAACAGAATCTCCCTGCGTCAGAGCTTTACCGGCTTTCTTTAGTCCGGAAACGAGCTTATCCTTGATCGTGGATAGGGTTGATTGCTGTGCGGTAGCTTCAGCTATCGTTGGCAGTTTCGGTATTTGAAGAAGTGCATTTGCCGCCGCTTGGGTACTGGCCGGATTTCCCTCTACCTTAGAAGCTGTTTCTGCCACGATGTTAGCTAGGGCGGGACGCTTAGCTTCGGCAGCCTTGGCTAAGACTTGTTCGCCAGCGTTAAGCTCGGGCTGAGCTAGGCGCGCCAACTTAGGCCCAGCAACACCGGCTAATCCCCCAGCAAGGCCACCACCAATTAGCCCACCAATTGAGTTTAGCGCTCGTTCCTGTGGTGTGTCGCCCTGTGTTGCTCCGATTCCAGCCCCAACCGCGCCGCCAGCAGCAGCCGAACCAAGGGGAACGATTAGGTTTCCAGTGGATCGTGCGTATTGATCGGTCATGCGCCGCGCTTGACTCGACATCTCAACGGGCGGTAGGTATGGAACTTCCTTAGGAGCTTGCGCTTGTTGCTGGGCTTCAACACGAGCGCGCTCTGCCGCTGATTCACCAGGCCGGGTTTCAATCGCCGTTAGTCGGTTTTTTAGTGGATCGTCTCCCAATACGATGTTTTCTGGACCGGCCAATTGGTTTGTCTTTATCTGTTGCAGTTCTTGAGCGGCCAGCTCGCTCTTAGCCCGATCGAAATCTTGAGCACGTTGTTGGCTTTCTACCGATCTAGCTCCTTCTTGCGCTTTAGCTATTTCAAGCGCTCTAGCCTCTTGCGTGGCCTGATCCACTACGTTATTCTGATAGCCTGTGTCTATGCCCTGGAGTGCTCGCTGTTCACCTTGAAACGCATCGGTCAATGCCTGATTACCTTCTAGCGTTCTAGCTTCATTTGCGGCCTTTATTCCGGCATCCGTATAGCCTGGATGATCGCCTACGATATAAGGTAACGAA